TATAGTCTTCCATCAATATACCAGTTACGAAAGATTTCATGTGCCTTCTTATCAAAATCAAGTAACTCAAGAATATACTTAAATTCTTCTCTGATCTTCTTTTTAATACCATCACTAGCATTCAGATGAGATAATTCAATCTGAACAGGACTGTCATTGGTATCTGAAACAATTGCTTCGTTTACAATATCTTCGATTGCACTGTCACACTCTGGATAGAGTGCCATACTACGGTAACGTCTAATTAGATCGTTTTCTGTTTTATATGTTCCTTCAATATCTACATATGAACCAAAAAACCCCGAACTAACATAGTGTTCGGAACCATCATCCTTAGATGGTGGAACCGGAGATACTACGCCAGGTGAGGGTTTTTCGTTATCTTCAATTGAGAATCCAAATAATCTCGCCATTATTATTATTGACTAGAAACTTCTGTTCTAGTATTTATCAACGAATCAATTCTTCTGTCACAGAACCAGTGTTGGATTCAGGTGATTCACCGATGGTGAAGTATTGAACACTGAAGTTTACAGTGAATGTTTCGATTGAATTAGAAGAATCATAGTTCAAATCGATTGCACTGATGTCATTTGGCCAAATGTCATAGAACTTGTAAGTTCTGAGAACAGAATGTTCGTTACCATTATTTGTGGTGGCAAACTTCTCACGTCCTCTGCCAAGTTGTTGGACATATGCATCAGTCATGTAAGAACCTGGGTTCGTTACACCTGTGTTGTCCTCCAATTTACTAAGAACATTGGACCACTTTTCAAAAGCGGTTCTGAGTTTGAAGTCTTCGTCATTCATGACGGTGACGGTCCAATCAGCAAACGTTCTATCACCAGCAACTTTCAGATTTCTACCTCTGAAAGGAATATCGATGGCGGCAACGGTTGATGCTGGAAGGTTGGCTGCCTTACAGAGGAATTTAAAAACTCCGTTCTCACCATTGTCCCCAGAGTTCCAAGCATCACTTATTGCTGAAGGAAACGAAGGGATTGAAACTTCAAATAAATTATTACGGGCTGCACCACCCGCCAATTTTGATTTGAATTGAGAAATGGTTTTTGCTTCTGCCATTGGTTTAGTACTCCTGTTTTAGATATTTGTAATAGTTATTAACCACGACCTGCAACTTCAGAGAACTGGACACCAGTTCTTGTAGCAATGAAGGTGAGAGTGACAAAGTTAATCGACTTGGTTGGTTTCAGGTAGATGTCTGCCCTAAACTCATTGTTGTCAATCACTTCAGGAGTATTGTTGGTATCATCACAAACAATGAGGAAGTCGTAAACACCCCTCTTAGCCTGAACATCTCTCAAGTATGGTTCAACAATGTTAACGAAATTCGACCTTGTGTTACTATCATTGAGCTCAAAGAGTTGAGAATTTGCAGCTCCTTCAAGTGCCTGTTCAACTGTGAGGAACAGTCTTCTTACGTTGATTCTGTCGAATGCAGAAGCGTAACCAAGAGCAGTCTTATCACCGAAGAGGATGATTCCACTACCTTTTTGATTAATAATGGAATTGACTCTTGCAGGATAGAGTTGATCTCTTTGTGCCTTAGTAGGATTATATGCCAACTTGATGGCATTATTCAGAGTTCCTCTTTGAACACCAGCAGGTGAGAACCATGGGAAGGCAATCAGGTTAGTGCGGGTCATCAGACCAGCAACATCACCGTTACATGGGATGTATCTGAACTCGTTATTAAATCTATCAAAAGTGTACTTATAACCACTATCAAAGATTGCATATGATGAAGAAGTAAGTGGTGAGTAGTATCTCAACAGATTAGTTGTAGCAACTGTTGTGTCAGTAACATTAACAACGTTTGTTCTATGTGGTGAGATTGTTGCAACACAATCTTTTCTCGACTCTGCAATCGAGATGACCTTATTTGCCTTGGCTTGTGATTGTGACTCATCACCTAGACCAGGGCCCATGATGACATAATCAACTTCGATCTCATCTTTATTGGAGAACAAATCGTAAGCAGTATTCAAGTCTCCCAGTTGAGCTTCCATTCCACCGTTTGCGGAATAGTCAACACCACCAGTAAAGGTGTAACTTACTGAACCAATAGACGAGAAGGTAACACCTTGTGCTTCTAATCCCCAAAGACCTGCTCCAGTTGTGATTGGAGTGAATACCGTAGAGAAACCTGAAGCCAATGGACTAGTGTTCCAATAAGTATCAGCTTCTTGTGAAGGATTCTTACCTGCATAAATGTATGTTGAATTGTCGGCAACAAAGTTCTTGTAGAAAGTTTTTGTTGGTGCGTCACCATCAGAGGTAGCGTCTACTGCTTTAGAAAGATTCGTAAACTTCTCAAGGATGTTTCCTTGAATACCTGTTACTGAACCAGTGTCATCAACGACTACAACGTGAATACCATCATTTCCACCATTTCTCTGAGTAACATAGTTAGACGCTACTGGTCTTGGTGCAATCGACTTCCAAAATACTGTTGAGTTGGTCAATCCAAGAGTCTGTGCATCATACCAGTCAACAGAAGTTGTTGCTGCTTGTGAAGTACCAGTGTTTATGCCAGAGTTATTGACAAAGTTTACAGTGTCAGAAATTGCGATTGAAGCAGCACTATTACTCTGTTGATAATTGATTTTAGTTTCAGTGTTTCCAGAAGAAACTCTAGAAACAATTTTAACGTCAATTGAACTAGAACCACCAGAATCGGTAGTAACACCAGTAATAATACCTTTGAGGTAACCATTGAATACTGAAGTGGTACCCGCACCAGGAATAACAACACCACTGAGACTTACAGTAACACCATAACCAACCAGTGCTCCACTGGCACCAGGGTTAGTAGTATTGATTCCGATTGTTTGGTCAGCAGCGTTATCAATAACACATACTTTCAAGTTATTTGCCCACTTACCGGGGTTCTTGGCTGCGTAGTTGAAATTAGTATCAGTAGTATGATTTGCTTGATAGTCGTCATAATTATCAATTCTACCACTACCAGTCATCGATGTAGAAGCCAATCCAGCACCAGCATTGGAGTTGCCCAATGTAGAACCTGCGACTCTTGCAACTTTCAGTACACCACCATATGACAGGTAGGATGAAGCAGTCATCCAGTACTCATACTGTCTATCAGTGGAAAGTGGCTTACCAAAGGCACTGATGAGTTGTTGCTCTGTTGTGATGTCAATAGCTTCATTAACGGGGCCAAGTTCAAAGGGACCTGCAATTGCCCCGATGTTATCAAGAACGTTATCTGCCCTTCCTACCGTTAAATCAACTTCTCTGACAATTAAGCCTGGAGATAATTGAGGAGTCGCCATGTTTTGATTCTCCGTGATCTCAGTTTATCTAAAAATATTTATGATTATGGGTCTTTTCAGTGGGGAAATACGACGTGAGTCACCAATCTGGATAATTCCAATCAACAAATGGAGTTATTTTCTTTCTATTCTCTACAACTCTTCTAACAGTACACTCTTTACATTCATAAGAATAAGAAGATGCGACAGGCCCTCTATCTTTTCTTGTCCTATAAAAACCTTCTATCAGGTTCTTTGTCTCTCCACAAGTTCTACACTTCCTATCATTCAGAAGTAAGTGTCCAAGTTTTATTTGACCATCTAAATCCATCAGTAATTCCAGAGTTCCCAACCACCAGCAGTGTTTCCATATTCGTCCATTTTGTTATTCTGTGTATACCATCTGTCACCATCTTCATCTACAAAATTATCTTCACCCAAACCATCATCTAAGAATCCAAATGGTGCCATGTCCTGTTCGATCTGATTTTTTTGTTCTTCATATAATCTCTTACGAACATCCTGTTCAGTCAGTTCTTTAAAGTAATCTTGTACAACCATCCAGGCATAGATTACAAGACACATTGCAAGGTCATCATTACATCCTTCTTCTGCTTCAAAAGAATTGTTCTTCTGAATAAAGGTAGTAAGTTCTGAGATAATCTCATAATCCCATAGAATAAGTTTGTCCTCTTCAATCATTGTTTTGAGATTGAGAGACCCAACTTTCTTTACAGTCTTAGACATCTTAACACCAAGTTGCGTCTTCTTACCAGAGAATCCTTGTCCTACAATCTGACCTGCTCTACCTCTCATAGAGCACATTAACAAGTTTTGATACTCTAGATCATATTGAAGGATTGATGCAACCTGGTCTCCAACGTCATTGACCTCACAGAGTATAAATGCTTCATTGTAATTCCTTGCTACTTCATAGATAACACTTGGAAATAACATTGGTTTGATTTCATTATCTCTATACTTTGCAACCAATCTATGTGGGAATGTAGTAATATCAATAACAACAAATGCAGAGTAGTCTCCACCAACTCCTCTTGCAACATCAACAGTCATAATATAATCATGATTCTCTTTGACTGGTTCAAAGACATCTAATCCAGCATTTCTCTGGATAGGATTTTCATAAACTAATGTCTTAAGTTTTGATGGTGCAATGAGTGTATCAACAGAACCTAGGAACTCACAATTATGTGAAACTATTTTATTGGTAATGTATAGGTTTTCTTCCCCTACATCCAATAAATCATATAAGTATATT